CAGCAAGCTCACTATCTGGAGTTGCATCATCAATACCTAGAGCGTCAAGATCATCAACTTCTTCCATACCAAAGTCTTCGGAAATGACTTTAGCGTATAATTCATCAAAGATAGATTTTTTGGCCATATATTTATTTAATCCATCCCGCGCAATTTCCAACTCTTTTGTAAGACTTTCTTCATCTTCTTCTGGAACCTCTTCTTTATCACCAGCTTCTACCTCTTCTGGCTGGTCTGTTTCATGTGTAGGAGAGTTACCATTACCATGTGAGACACCTTTAACGTTGTATGGATTCTCACCTTCACCAACTTTATTAACATCTGCTTCTGCTTCTTCAAAGCCGCCCTCTTCAGTGCCGCCTCCGTCTTTAAGATCTGCATCACCAACTGTGGCAGATTTATCACCAACAGTAGGTGCTTCTGTACTCTCAGCAACTACAGCAGTCTCTTCTCCGAGCTTGCCATAAACCTCGCCGAGGTCCTTAAGGTCATATTTCTTAGCCATATTATTATTTATAGTCAACCTACAAAAAAACAATAAATAGTTGTAAAATAATGGGACCGGGTTAAATAAGTATGTACTATGAGTAGTAAACAAGATGGGATGTTCTACATGGGTAATGATAACTTACCCAATAAAAACTGGCAGGGTGAGTATACACCTGAAAAGATTAAAGCACTCAAGAAGGCTGAGAAGAATATTCTATACTTTGCTGAGAACTTCTTCTATATTGTTAACCTGGATACTGGTAAAGAGACTATTAAGCTATACCCTGCACAGAAGACAGCATTGAGAGCTATGCGAGACAATCGCTTCTACATTCTATTAGCTTCTCGTCAGATTGGTAAGTCTACTCTTATGACTATCTACCTATTATGGCAGGCTTGCTTTAAGAAGGATCAACGTATTCTATTAGTAGCGAACAAAGAGGCTACTGCTATTGAGATTTTCGGTCGTGTGAGAATGGCCTATGAAGAGCTTCCAAACTGGCTTAAACCTCCAGTTAAGGAATATGCTAAGACATCGATGACACTTGATAATGGTAGTCGTATTGGTATTACAACTACAACCGGTACAGCTGCTCGTGGACAATCTGTTAACTGTTTGGTTATTGATGAGATGGCTTTCATTGAGCCTCACTTGGTTGACGAGTTCTGGAAATCAGTCTTTCCTATTATCTCCTCTTCAAAGAAGTCAAAGGCATTTGTTTGCTCTACTGCTAATGGTACACAGAACCTCTTCTATAAACTATACAATGGAGCTGAGACGGGAGAGAATGGCTGGGGGCATGGTAAGATCATGTGGAATGAGGTTCCAGGTAGAGATGAAAAATGGGCGCAAACTACCAGACAGACTATTGGATCAGAAGAAGCATGGCGACAGGAGTTCTGTTGTGAGTGGATTAACTCTGGAGAGTCCTCTATCGATGATGAGCTATATGAGATGATGAGTCGTCAAGTATGTGATCCTAAAGTTATACTTGAAGATGGTTGCTATAAAGTTTGGGAGGAGGCTGCACCTGGAAGGATATATGCTGCTGGTGTTGATACAGCTGAAGGTGTTGGTAAGGATTATTCTATTGTTCAGATGCTTGATATAACAGACCCAGTTGAGGTTAGACAAGTTGCTGTATACAGAAACAATAAAATATCACCTCTAGAGTTTAGTAATAAAGTCTATGACATTCTTCGCAACTACGGATCACCACTTGCTCTTATTGAGCGTAACAACTGCGGTGCACAAGTTGTAGACCGGCTTGCCATGGATAAAGGCTACCCCAAGCTTGTCTCATATGGTAATAGAGCTGCACATAGAAAGAACAGAATGGCTGGTATGATTGCTCATACTAATACGAAGCATAAAGGCGTCCTCAATATGCGCTATTGGATGAATGATCTCATGTCAATCGTGATGAGAGATGAAGAGACTCTTGAAGAGCTTCGTGACTTTGTTCGATATCCAAACGGTACATGGAAGGCAAGACATGGCTGCAATGATGACTTGGTTATGGCTTTGATGTATGGCTACTATGTTTTAGATAATGAGATATGTGAACAATACTTTGAGATCATTGAGAAGGATGATACGGGTAGACCTAAAGTTATTGAAGCACTTGACTTCGGTGTATCACTATTTGAAGATCCAACATCAATCTATACTAATAATGATGTGGTAGCTGGTAGCCCAGATCTCAATCCTGTATACTTTGGAATGGATAATGACGGCCCAAGTGATGATATGTTTGAGCTTATGGACCAAGGCTTCATGCCTCTTGAATAAATAATAGTATGGCCACAAACCAAAATCACCAATCTTATCTTAATAAGAGCAGATCTGATAAGTTTAATCTTGTCTTCTCACTACCACCTGCTCTTAGAAAGATTGACTCTAAAACAGATAGGCAGTCATTTAATGTTAATGAAGATGCGTTTCAGTTCTCTGTCTTTGGTGCTGTAGTGCCGGCTATTGAAGTACCAGCTATTCAGATTGGTTACGGTGGTTCAAATCTTCATAACTCATCCCATGCTAAAGATCCGTTTCCACCTGTAACAGTTGATTTCACTATCGATAATGGATTCAATAACTACTGGGTGTTGTATAAATGGCTTGACCTTATGCATGATGAAAAGGAAGGTCTATTTGACGCTGATGATATTGTAACAGATCAAGCATTTTCAAACTACCAGACAGATATGACGTTGTTTGGGATGGATGAGTATAATAATAAGCGTATTGAGTTCACATATACAAAAGCTTTTCCTGTAGTGTTAGGTGAGATTAACTACAACTATAGAGAATCTGAGGAGATTGCATCTTCAATGACTTTTGTTTACTCTCAAATACATACCAAGCTTATTAACTACTAAAAGAAAGTAACTATATAGGCCAATAAGCTATATTTTATGCAGAAAAAGCATAAATAATAGTATGGCTAAAAGAACAATCCAATCTCCTGGTGTCGAGATTCGTGAGAGTGATCTATCACTTCGCACAGCTCAGACAGGCACCACGACATATATTGCTGGCTTCGCCTCTGAAGGACCTACAGATGAAGTTGTAGGACTTGGTAACATTGCTGAGTTCGAACAAATCTACGGTGCTCCAAAGACACCAGCGGAAAGATATTTCTATCACACAGCTCGCGCTGCTCTTAACTCAAACGCTTCATTGCTCG